TCAATTTGCTGGCTTGATCTTAAAAGCAAGACTTTTAGCAGAATCATTAAAGGAAAACTCGAATTTTTTTCCATTAAAGTCATACTCAAGTGGTTCATTGGGTTTCTTTACTGATTCCGAAGCCAGGGCAAAAATTTTATTCATGTCGGCCTGTGTTACATCTGGTATTACAATCTTGGTTGCAAGTCCCATTAAAGTCATTTGCCCAAGAACCGGGGTGTTGCTGTTCAATTCTGAAGTGATCATTGAAATGCTGCTCATTTCACCATTAGTATTTTCAAAAACCTCTATGTAAGAAAAACCAGTAGGATGCGATATGTAGGAGGTTTTACCACCAATGTTTTGTTTCTTCCATTCAGATACCGCTTGAATCGGTTCGGTAGTTACGATCCCCGGCTCCATGAAAGATGAAATAACTACCTGTGTCTTAACTCCTAAAGAAGATAACTCTTGTACAGGCGGCTGAGCTGACTGAATGCTTGGTGCTTCTGCTGGCTTGTCGTGTACTACCGTCTTGGCCTGGGTGACTGGTTGGGGTGTAGCAGCGGGTTTACTGTCGGCATTTGCGGAGGTTGGGCTGATTTCTTTGGAGATACTGAAAGCCAGGATCATTACTAGGCAGACTATGAACATTAGACTAGCCTGGATAATAAAATGTTTTCTGGAAAACGTCCGGCCCTTCTGAGCTTTGTTCATAATATTGGGGCTAAAGATTCCAATTACTCCTAATAGAAAGCCAATAAAACTAACGAAACTTAACCCACCAAAGACAAGAGACATAAACTATTCTCCTTTTTGTGATTTTATTACAAATTATACCACAATTCGATGGCGGTTATATCGTTTGACTCATTCTGGATTCAGCTTCTTCTGGTGAAAACCATTCAACAATTTTGCCCAGGATATGCACTCCGTCATTTGCACCGTATATAAGAGGTTGATACCTGTCGTTCTCGGAAATTAAATGAATCTTGTTGCCGTCTTTCTTAAATCGTTTAATGGTGACTTCCTCTTCGTCAGCTCCCCCAATCATCACTAAAGCAATGTCTCCATTATCAACAGCGTTTTGCTGTCTCACTATGACATAGCCACCGTCCTTAATACCAGCACCGACCATACTATCTCCACGAACACGGACAGAGAAACAATTTTTATATTGTTCCGGCACTTTAATATACCCATCAATTAGCCTGAATACTGAGATCGGAACGCCAGCAGCAGCTTGTCCCAAGATAGGAATTTCAACAAAAGTCTCTGCTTCATCTTCATAACCACTTTCCCTATCTCCAGTGATAATTTGACCAGCGATCCGTGTACCTCTACCCATCTGTTGGGTGAATTCGCTGGGAGCTTTATTCTGTGCCAGTCTCTTTATTAAAGGGGTTAGTAGTTCTATATCTTCTTTGTCCAGCGCACTTAAAGCGGAATACAGGGGATTATTGAGAAATAAGGTCGTAGCAGTCTTTCCGCTGCCTTGTGTATGCGAAATAATCATGGTTCTCCTTCTGTTAATACTCTCATCGTTTTGGTAATTCAATTCCCGTTTTTGACCCGAAAAAATGTTGTTCCAGACATTGGTGTCTAAAACAACTGGAGGTTCAGTGTTTTTGTATTTAGGTCCCTCTCCCGTAAGGAGCCATTCCAAAGTGACGCCAAACTTCTCCGCAAGTCTTACTACGAAAACGGAGGATGGATCACCTCCTTTGTTTTCCCAGTCGCTGATTCTGCTTGAAGAAGTTCCGATTTCTTTTGCTAACGCATCCATCGAAAGCTTTTCTGCGGTTCTTAGCTCCCTTAACCTCTCCCCGAAAGTTGTTGTCATATCAATATCACTCCGTTTGAGTAGTGCCATTTTTTAATTCCTCCTAAAATTTCATTCCGAAAACGGAATAAAGGTATTGTGTTCGCTCCGTATTCGGAGTAAAATGAAATTGTGGGAAGTGAGTTACCACAAATTATAACGTAGCACTATCAATCTGACTATGACTTACTTTGTCGATGGAGGTGAGAAATTTGTTGAGAAAAAAGCCAATCACTCCATATGGCTGGGCGATCAAAACAAGATTGGCTGAATTGCAGATGGATCAAAAAGAATTCTGTGAACGGAATGGAATTCCCGAAAACAGAATGTCAGACCTCATTTCTGGGACAAGACCAGCAAAAAAGTATCGAAAATTGATAGATGACATTTTGTTCACGGAGCGTCGCCTTCCGAAAGCGGAGTAATTCGATTGAAAGAGGGAGTTAAATGAACGAAAAGCCTCATCTTATCCACCCCAGCGATCTATCCGTAATGTTGAAATCTTTGGCGACTATTGACGAAACGAAGAAAAATTCAGCTTACAGGAAACATCATGAATCTATCATGCTGCATTGTGCTTCTATAGCGGCACAGATAACACCCGAAATTGAAGAGTTAAGCACTCAAATTTCTTTCCTAACTAAACGCCGTGAATATCTGATGAGTCTTTACAACGATATTTACACCAAGTATTCGGAAAGTAGCAAGGAGTGGGAACAGTACAATTATTCATCTACAGAAACAAGCCAAAAAGCTGAATAAGGAAGGAGGCAGACCGTGGGCGAGTTGCAACTTTTAACCGTCAAGGAAACCGCTCGTCTCATGGGCATATCCGAGCGAGCGGTACAAAAGCAAATCAGTAGCAACAAGCTAAAAGCTAATGCTGTAAAAACTGGAACGCGAGGGCGCGGAGGAATTGAGTATCAAATCCCTGTTTCTTCTCTCCCGATCCAGGCGCAGAAAAAAGCAGTCAAGTTGTTTAAAGAAGTAGTTGAAAATAGCACGGATCAAAAAGCGCAAGCTCCACTTGAAGTATTTAGCGATCAAGAGCGTGAGCAAATTGGTTACTGGAGAAAGTGCTTCGATCAGTGGCAAGCCTTCCGATCTCAACCTGGAATGACCAAAGCTGAGCTTGATGAAATGTTCTGCGAAAACTGGAATCTTGCCCATCCTGAAAATCAAGTGACAGCCAAAACGCTACATCGGAAATACAAGTCCTGGATGGAACAGGGAGACGCTGCCCTGGTAGATCGCCGAGGCGGTTGGAATCGTGGTGAGTCAACTATACCCGAGGTGGTCTGGAGTATATTTCAGCAGTATTACCTTGATGAGAATAGGCCCAGCGCCCAAGCGTGTTACAGATGGGTGAGCATTTGGGCCAAGGAAAACAACTTCGGCCCGTTACCATCATGTAAGGCTTTCGAGCGAAGGATCACAACCATTCCCTATGCAGTCATCCGCATGTATAGATACGGTGAAAAAGACTTCGATGATAAAGTCGCACCATTTGCCCGCCGTTCTTATCAAGGACTTGCAAGCAATGATATTTGGGTCGCAGACAACCATAAGTTTGACCTAGTGGTAAGGCGTCCAGACGGATCAACCTATCGCCCACAAGTAACCATGTACACCGATGTCCGAAGCCGAAAAACAATGTCCATTGTCGTATCTGAAAACCCAAACTCCGATACAAACCTCCTGGCAATACGGAAAGGCATCCTCAAGTATGGCATCCCCAAAGTGGTCTACACCGACAACGGTATGGACTTCCTCGCAAGCGACATTGGAGGACGTGGACGGCGCAAGACAAAGAAAAACGATGGTGAACACAAACCGCCTGCGGTGTTTGAGCGATTGGGCATCCGAATGATGAATGCCAAGGTAAAAAATGCAAAGGCGAAACTGGTTGAACGGACCTTCAGGGAAGTGAAAGAAAACTTCTCCAAACTGTTCCTCACCTATCAGGGTGGACATGTCAAGGAGCGTCCAGAGCGGCTGCTAAAAATCTTAAAAGACCCGAACAACATCGTCACGGAAGAAGAGTTTGCGGAAGCTTTTGAAACCTTCGCTTTTGGCTGGTTGGATCATCAACCACACTATGGCGATGGGATGAACGGCAAAACACCACACCAAGTATATGCCGAGCAGTTAATTGAAAAACGCACTGCGCTGCCGGAGGACTTAGACCTGATGCTGATGCGTTCTTCCAAGCCAGTTACGGTTGGCAGAAACGGTGTCCGGCTTACGCTTTACGGTTACGGTCTCGATTTTTACGACACAGAGCTTGTTGCTCAGTATCGCGGCAAGAAAGTCTATGTCCGATTCGATCCGGCGAATTTGGGAGAGGTTCGGGTCTATGACCTGGAGGACCGTTTCCTGATGACTGCCACACATAAAAAGGCTTTGGAATACGGGGCCAGCAAGGAAGATATTAAGAACGTGGCAAGCGAGTCCAAGAAGATTAAGAAGCGCGTAAAAGCTTACAAGGAAGCACTTGTCGCAGAAATTTACGCACCCGATCCGATGGACCTTGTGATGGGACAAGCCCGCAAGAATCTTGAGGAAGCAACTGAAGCTGAAGCAAAAGTCCTCTCCCCGGTTCGTTCAGGTGAGCGGAAAGTCGAAGCAGCTCCTCTCAAAAAAGCTGTGGGCCAAACCAATAACATTAACCTATCCCGCATGATAAGTGCGGCTCAAAAAACCAAGAAGTAAGGAGCGGTTTTCATGGTTGTCACCAATGAATGGTTGGAACTGATCCAGGCCATAAAAGACCACATGGAAAAAACGGGGATGTCACAGTCAGGAGTAGCAAGAGCGTTGGGTATCTCGCCTGCGGCTCTCAGTCAGTTTTTGAAAGAGACCTATCCATCCCCTCACAAGCTCTTTGGTAAGATTCGGGCTTTCCTCACAGTTGACGAGGCCAGGGAGGTTGCACCACAGAAGCCGGACTTTGTACATACTTCTCAGTCACAAGCGGTCCTGGACATCATCACTTACTGCCATGTTGCAAACGTGCTAGGTATTGTCTACGGCGACGCAGGGATCGGCAAGACCGAAGCTATCCGGGAATATGCCCGCAACCATCCTGAAGCGGTTGTCATCACTATGTCGCCAGCTTTCGGAACGACTAAAGGTGTTACGGAAAAACTTGCAAAGGCACTGAAAGTCCAAGAAGGCCGATCCATTCGTCGGATGTATGAAGAGATCAACGAGAAACTGGTCGAATCCGGCAGGGTTATCATCGTAGACGAAGCGCAGCATCTTCCGCTGAAAGCCCTGGATCATCTGCGATCCATCGCGGACGAAAGCGGCGTCGGTTTGGTCCTGATCGGAAACGAAGAAGTTTATACCCGAATGACGGGCCGAGGCGAAGCAGCTTTCGCGCAGTTGTTCTCTCGCATCTCCATGAGAAAGAATGTCCGCACGGAACTAACTCAGCCGGAAGATATGGAGCTGCTGTTCCCGCACCTGCAAGAAGAAGAACGAAACTTCCTGCTGCGAATCTCCAGAAGCAAATACGGCATTCGTGGTGCAGTCAACGTGTATGTAAACAGCGCCGCCAACCAAAACGTAAAGCTGCAAGGTCTGATGGACATGGCGCGATATATGGGGATTGGAGCATGAGGGCAATAAAAAAAGCCTGAGTTAGCGGCTCAGACTTTTTCCGGGATAACACCCGATCCATTCACTTTTCAGGGACCAGTATATCACGGCTGATGTTCCGATGGAAAGGGTGTTTCCTTCGACAACAAATTTTATGGAGGGATCACCAATGTTCGTTTGGAAAGGCAAGTTTGTATCTTTCGAGGGTCAGCAATGGATTATCAATGAGATTCTTGGCAATGACGTTACACTGATTCGATATGTTGAGCGGATGCCACTTGAACGTCAGGTCAGCCTTCCCCAACTGGATGGCGGCGGATCGTGGGCAAGAAGAGGGATGGTTGGATGACTTTGGAAAAAGCGACTCTTGACCGATTTATCGCCAGCGTGTTCCAGCAGCTAGATGACGACGGCCTGATCCAACGAGCTGATGAGGACTTTGTCCTCACCGAAAAAGGCAAGGCCCGCATACAAAAGCAAATTGACAAGATGACTCCAGGGCGCTTGCTCATGTTGGAAATGTACTTTGCTGAAAGGTTTGGTGTCCCCCTCTCCTACGACATTACACGAAAGGACTGAATCATCCGAATGGATGCACAAAAGGAAAGTGTGTTCCGGGTTTGCCGACACGCTCTGACCGATGAACAGCAACATCTTGCTGATGTGCTGCTCAAGAGGTATAGCGAAAGCGATCTCCAAAAACTAGCTGCATACTTTGCTTGCATCGCAAAGACTCGCAAGGCCGAGAAGCTTGCTTTAAACGTCGTTTTAACACAGCTTAAATACTTCATGGATTACCCGCCTGAACTGGTTATCCAGGCGGCGGTGATCCACTCCAGCAAGTACCCGGACAGGAAAGAGAACTACACGCAAGGCATCCTGAGAAACCTTGCACAGCAGGAAGGATTCAAGAAAAAGAACTATGGGCAGGTGATCGTTGATGGAGGGCCTGCAAGGGTTTCTGGATCAACTGAAGGCCAGCATCGCGGGAAATATGCCGACCACTACGTCACAGGAAGCGAGCTGCCCATTTAATAAGTGCGACGGCAGCATGTGGAAGGTTGTACAGCTCCCAGGCAAAGGTAGCTCTGAAGTGCGCTGCGAGTGTTACGATTTCAAGCTTTTTCAACTGAGCATATCTGACAAATGCCCGCATCGTGAATGCGATGGCAGCGGTTGGACGCTCTTTCTGGATGAAGAAAATGGCGTCTGCCGCCGCAAAGAATGTAAATGTCTCATTCAGGAAAATGAACAAAGACGCCTGGACAAGCTCTTCAAAATTGCACGAATACCAGCGAAGTACCTGGACAAACGTCTTGAGAATTATGAGGCCGCGCCTGGATCAGAGCAGCATACAGCTTGGCGCATGGCAAAACGATACGTTGAGCGGTTCCAGGAACTCCGTTCCGAAGAGAAAAACGGACTCTTTATGTTTGGTAATCCAGGAACGGGCAAAAGCCATCTGAGCTATGCCATTCTTCAGGAAATGATGAGGCAAGGAGTCGCTGGCATCTGTGCGACGGTTCCCGATCTCATGGAGTCCCTACGGCCCGGTGGTGATGAGTCTCAGGATACAAAGAAGATGCTAGAAGCCCTCAAGACAATGGACCTTCTCATCCTGGACGATCTAGGAGCCTGCAAGTCCACGCCTTGGGTAACGGAACGGGTGTACATCATCCTGAACGCTCGCGCCTCTAATAACCTCCCGACCATCATCACAAGCAACGAGGACCTGGACACGCTGGAATCTCTTCCTGGATGGGATCGGATTGTGAGCCGAATCCTGGGCATGACTCATGTGGTTCCTGTTCACGGTGATGATTACAGGAAGAAGAAATGAAACGGGACATTAAGGTTTTGAGCGATTATTTCCGTGAAAGGGATTCCCCTTCGATTGTGCGAGAAGGGTTAGAAAGGCCCGGTGTCTGCGTCTGCGGTCATCGGGGACCATTCAAACTCCGGTTCAAAAATCATGTGTTGTACAGGCATTGCCCCACCTGCAACGATGCGGTGGACATGGATAAAAGGAGCTGAAAAGCATGATATACGATTATCTGCCTGACATCATCGAAAGAACTTGCAATGCGGATCACTACGCGAATAACTACAACAGCAAAATCAAAGGGTTTCGGGGCGCGTTCACTATCGAAGATATGATCTTCTTCCAATCAAAACTGGAAGGAGCTGCAAAGGATGAGCCAGAAGCGCAGGCCGGGTAAACCGCCCGTTATTATCCCTCGTAAAATCTCCGATTGGATCAGACAAAACACGACTTATGCTTCAGTGAACAACTACAAGGTTGGCGGCGGCGCTCCCGCCTGGAATGCTCAAAGTCAGCGTCTAAAATAACTGTCGAAACGCTCCCGGCCTCCGGGGGTGTCAGTGGGAAATGGCCTCCCCACTCTGATGATGACAGGCCCAAAAAACAAATACAAAGGATGATGAGATTGGCAAAAAAGAAGGCAGCTCCCGTTTTCCAAAGCTGGGATGAAGTCAACCAAGCAATGCGGGAAATTAGTGTGCTTGACGCCCAGGTTTCCTCTGCTGAAGCGAAGATGAATCAGCTTATCAATGACATCAAGGCTGACACAGAAGCTGTGGTCACTCCACTGCTCCAGCGAAAAGCTGAGCTTGAGCAGCATATCCAGGATTTTACCGAGTCCTGCGTTGATGAGTTTAAGGATAGCAAAACGAAATCCCTGACTTTTGGGGAAGTTGGCTTCCGAAAAACCACAAGCATTGTCACCCGGAACGTCAAGGCGATCTTGGGGGCGCTGAAGCAGAACAAAATGTTTGATTGCATCGTTACCAAAGAGTCAATCGACAAAGACGAGCTGGCGAAGTACGACGATGCAGCTCTCGCAAAAGTCGGTGCAAAGCGCGATACAAAAGACAAATTCTTCTACAAACCAGCAGTTGAAAGGATTGAGGCCTAATGACAACAACACCGAACACCCGCCGACGCAACGATCCCCAAAAAAGTCTGAAATCCCTTCCCCAGCCACTTGAGGAAGTATCCTTGAACATCATACGCAACATTGAAGGGAAAGACGTTGAACGGGTTATAACCGCAGCCAATGCGTTTGTTGGCTCCTTTGATCCGGCAGAACGATACGAGCTGACGCTGATCGTCAGGAAAATGGAGCCAGCAGAACAAGCCGAAACACCCTGATTCGTCAGGGTGTCGCGAGGGGATGACCTTCCTCGCCTGATGATGGCAGGTCAGGGATATACGCTGAAGGTGCTGGATTCGAGCTGGAGCTTTACTACCCCTTCCTCCTGCTCCCTAGCATCTTCAGGGTATATCCCTATTTCAAAAGGCTTTTAAACTCCGTTTAAAAATCTACATACATAGGGGGATGAGGATGACAACCAAACGAAAAAAGCGACGGAAGAAAACGGATCGCATGACGACTGCTCAAATGCGGGAAATGCTTGGAATCCGTAAAGAGCCAAAACCTCGCGTCAATCGTAAAAAATACGCCCAAGAAATTGACCAACGATGGCGGAAAAACCGTATGAATGCCTTTGAGTTTGAGCATTACTTCGGGATTATGATTTCCTACTTCCTGGGTAGAATCTCCGCAAGGAACCAATCAAAGCCTGATTTACTGGAAAGCCACCGAATTACAGACGAAGAAATGGGGATTTTGCAGTTAATCGAACGAGCAATGAATTTGCATGAGCTGCGCGATCAAATCAAAAACGGGCTGCATGAATACAACATCATGAACGGTGATCCGATTGACCATGACCCGTTTGAAGTCTTAGAGCGAAAAATTCAAAAGGTTACGGCTGGACTGGAAGGTGTCTCCGTATGATAGAACGAAAGCAGCTCGCTGTTCTCCACATTGCGAAAAAGGACTTGAGCCTTGTTGATGATGTGTACAGGCAAATCCTTCAGCAAGAGGCCGGGGTATCCAGCAGTCGCGATCTCTCCCTTGACGGCTTCCGTAAAGTAATGAAACGACTGGAACAGCTTGGTTACAAAGGCGGCGCGAAGCCCAAACAGACCAGCAGCAAAACGAAAGACCCAAACGCTATTGTCGGGCCGTGGCAAGCTCAAAAAATCCGGCAGCTCTTTGACGAGCTGGGCTGGCATGAAGCTGATAGGCAGCAAGGCTTCACCAAAAAGATGATCGGCAAGCCCTGGGCGCAGACGCGATCCGAGGCAAACAAGATCATAGAAGGGCTAAAGGCGATGTTAAAGCGGCAAAAGATGGGAGGCGGGAAAAATGAGCAACCAAGCGAATATAGAAAATGAGCTTATGATCGACGGTTGGATGAAAGAGGTCGCAGTTGAAGATTTACCGCCTTCTATCCAACAAATTGCAGATGTTATAGGATTTAGACCAGCCTTACTTTTAATTAAACACTATGGCGGAGAAATGCTATATTTACCAAAGCCTGATAGCATCTATCGCTCATTTAGAGACAAGCGGATCAAACAGGAGTTTAACGGCTATAACTACAAAGAGCTTGCGCAAAAGTATGGGATCACAGTATCATGGGTGCGAGAAATCTTAGCAGATACTCCCCACCCAGACCAAATGAATATCTTTGAAATAGAAGCATAATGCCAACTTTTTCTATCAAGTAGCAGATTCAACCAACTAAATAGGCCACTATTGGCAAGTAATAGTAACCTCAAACTAACGAGAATTTAGTTTGAGGTTTTTTATTTTGTCTGAAAGGAGGTTCTGAATGAAAGTTTCTTATGACTTGCTCATTCCCTTTCTCTCGATTGCCGTTGCGCTCATTTACATCCTGATTGGCGTCATTGGTTTTTTTGCAAGAGACGCATATAACCGAATGAAAGAAGAGCAAACCAAGCAATCCAAAGACATCAAGAACCTGGAAGAAAAGTTTGTCAAGACCAAGGAGGACATCTCAAAGGAGTATGTTCGCAAAGACGAGTTTTTCCGGGAGATCAACAAGATAGATCAAAAGATTGATAGAATCGGCGAACACATCACCGAGATTCACAAAATAGTATCAGCAATGGGAGGAAACCACCGTGCTTAATGACGATGCAAAAGAAATGCGCGGCTGGGTATTGCGGATCACCGAGAGAGCTTACCCTGATCCACTGTCCGTCGATCTCGTCCGCCAACACCTTCAGGAGTTAAATTACGCACCATCTGAACGAGAAGTAAAAGCCCATCTCGCTTACCTTTCTGAAAAGCAGCTCGTCGTAACTGAAACCATCGGCAGCAGCTCAATTGCAAGAAATACCGTTAGACTTACCGCCAAAGGAAAAGACCTGCTAGAAGGCAATATCCCGCCAGATGCCGGAATTAACTTAGGAGCCAGATTTTAATGGCTGAAGATCGCAACCGAAGCCATTCCAAAGTCACCAAGCTGCCTGCCAATCTCCAAAAAGCGATCAATGACGCCATTGTAAACGGCAGGCTCACATACAAGCAGATTCATGAAATGGTTGTCTCTTCTGGTCATGACATCAGCGAAGCGAGTCTTCAACGGTATGGTAAGAAATTTCTTGCAAAACTAGAAGCGATCAGCATTGCAAGAGACCAAGCAAAGGCAATCATCGAAAGCAGCAACGGGCCAAACACTGATATGGCAGAAGCTACCTCGACGGTGGCCTTTCAGATTCTCATGGAGATGCTGGTCAACAGTCCGAAGAAGCCAGGGAAAGCAACGCTTGACGCAATCAAGGCGCTGGCTACGCTTGAACGCTCCACCATCGCCCGTGAAAAGCTGAAGTTTACAGCAGAAAAAGCCGTAAAGGAAGCTGCGGATCGGATCAAGGCGGAGCTGCGCGAAACCATCACGAATGACCCAGACCTTTTGGACAAGCTCATCCTGATTGTGGAGTCGAATGCCAATGTCCCTGCTTAAAGACCTTGTTCCCAAACGCGAAGATCAGGCAATCTCCTTTATCGAGTATTGCCGGAAACATCTGACTCTTGATGACGGCAGACCCTATGATCCCATCGGGCGAGGCTTCATGAAAGAGATAGTGGACAACTATCACACACACCCGCACATGACCGTTGAAAAAGGCGCTCAGACTGGGTTCTCTACTCTAGCAATCGCCCACACGCTTTACATGGTAGATGTCCTGGGCAAAAACATCATCTATTATCTACCGACTGATGCAATGGCAAATATGTTCGGCCCTACCCGCTTTGAACCCTATGTACAGCGCAGCGAGTATCTCAGCAGCCGCATACGAGGGACCGATCAAAAGAGCCTGAAGCAGATCGGGACGCACTTCTTTTATATCCGTGGTCTTGTCAGTAAGACCGGGGCTATCTCCATCCCCGCCGACGAGATCATCTTTGACGAAGTGGCGCTCATCAATCCGGAAAACATGGAGCTGGCGCAAGACCGTATTTCCGCGCCTGGATCACTTGGCTGGCAGAAATACTTCTCCGTTGCCCTGTTTGAATCAGACGGGATTGACGAACTGTTTGACGCTTCAGATAAGCGGCAATGGATAGTCACCTGCTACGGTTGCAGACGAGAGGCCACGCTTGAGAGCGACTTCCCTGACAACATGGTTAAAAAGAACGGGGATGTTTTTCTTGTCTGTCCAAAATGCGGTCATAAGCTAGATGTCACCAATGCTCGCTGGGTCGCTGAACATCCAGACCGGGACAGCCGCCTTGGCTACCGTGTCCCGCAGCTCATCATTCCCGACACAAAGCTTTCCCTCATCTATGAAAGATGGGAGAAAGCAAAGGATCGCCCATCAAAACGGGCGACCTTCAGGCGAAGCGTCCTTGCTCTCCCTGACTCCGGCAACATGCAGCCGATCTCGCCTGCTGTCCTGCAACGTCTGGAAGAACTATCCGACTACTACTTCCACGATCACAGCGATGTGGTGACGGGCGTCGGGATCGACATGGGCGACAAGGCGCACGTTGCCATTGCACAACCCTACGGGGCAGAAGGAATGCTCCCTATCGCCTTCTTTGAGGTTGAGGTTGAAGAGCTGTCCGAGTTGGTCAAGCAGATCGAAGAGGCATTCAACCCTGGCGCGTTGGTCATTGACGCTATGCCGTACAAAACCGAATCGAAGAAGATTGTCCGGCAGCTCACAAAATGCCGGGGATACATTCAGTATTTCAAAGGCTCGGAGCTGAAGGAAGGTGTCGAGGGAGAAGATGAAAAGGCAGTGAACAAGGTGACGGTAGATCGGGACGAATCCCTGGACGAAACAACCGACTTGTTTGCAGCCAACCCGCCGCTGGCCCTTCTCCCCAAGCCACGCAATCCGAAGGAAGAAATCACTATTAACACCGTCAAGCTGCATCTGAAAAAACTGGTCAAAGAAACATCCGGTAGCGGCGAGGACGCGACGATTCACTACAAGAAGAATGTCGCCAACCACTTTGGTATGGCGATCAACTCAGCCCGTATCGCCTTGCAACTGGCCCTGGGCCAAAGCAGGATGACAGGGCCTGCCGAATATACGCCAGTGGTCAGATCGAGGTTTAGGAAGAAAGGAGCGTACTAATGGCACAAACACCTGAAATGAATCGAATTGCCGTTGTGTCGGTGCGTGATCGTTTTTACTCCTATCCGACATCCGGCCTTACACCTGAGAAACTAGCCCGGATTCTGAGGCAGGCCGATGAGGGCGACATCGCTCTGCAAATGGAAGCCTTCGCAGAGATGGAAGAAAAGGACCTGAAGCTTGGTTCCCTTCTCCAGACAAGGAAAAATGCTGTGCTGGGACTCAACTGGGAGGTGATGCCTGCCGACGAATCCGAGGAAGCAAAGCGCCGTGCCGAGCTGGTCAAGAAGGCAATGGAGTTTGAAGGGCTGGAAGATACCCTGCTTGATCTCCTGGACGCGATTGGCAAAGGATTTTCCGTCTGCGAAATCGATTGGAAATATGACCAAGGCGTGGTGATGCCCAACAAAATCCCGTGGGTGGACACAAGGCGCTTTACCTTCGACCTGGAAGGAAACATGCGCCTGATAACTGACGAGAACCCAACGGGAATGCTGCTTCCGACCAACAAATTCATGATTCACCGCTACAAAGCAAGAAGCGGATCAATGGTCAGGGCCGGGATCATCCGTTCTTGCGCCTGGATGTACATGTTCAAAAACTATTCCATTAAGGACTGGATGACGTTCCTGGAGGTCTTTGGAATGCCGATCCGGGTCGGAAAGTATGAACCTGGAACGCCTGACCATGACAGAGCGGTTCTGGAAAGGGCCGTTCAAGCTATCGGATCAGACGCAGCAGCCGTGATCTCCAAAAACACCATGATTGAGTTTATCCAGACGGCCCAAAAGTCTGCTGATCCATTCAAGGACATGGTTGCTCTTGCCAACTCCGAAATGGCCCAAGCCGTCTTGGGGCAGACCCTTTCAAGTGATGTTGGATCATCCGGCAGCCGAGCCTTGGGTCAAACGCATGGCGAGGTACGTCAAGACCTGCTGGAAGCAGATTGCAAGGGATTGGCTGAAACCTTCCGGCGTTATTTGTTCAAGCCGCTGATCTTCTTCAACTTTGGGGATACCCATTTACTACCCTGGCTCAAATTCCACTATGAACCGCCAGAGGACATGTTGGCGGCGGCTGATCTTTACAAGAAGGTGCAAGACATGGGGGTGGCGCTCCCGGCCAACCACGTTTACGAGAAGTTTGGAATCCCGCAGCCGAAAGATGGCGAGGCCGTTCTGACAGCGCCAAAGCAAAGCCCGGTGACTACTCTCTCGTTCTCCGAAAGGGATTCTATCAAACCGCCCAGGACGAACCCGGCCCAGGCAAATGTGGATCGGTTTGTCCAGGAGGCCGTACAAGCGGCTGGCGATCCCATTGGGCAGATGTTAGAAAACATCAAACAAGTAATTGCAAAAAGTAGTAGCTTCCAAGAAGCCAAGCAGCAGCTTGAAGAGCTGATCGAAAAGATGGAGTTTGATCCCCTTCAGGACACGCTTCAGCAATCTATCTTCGCAGCCTCCTTGTTTGGTCGCAAGGCTGTGCTGGATGAGGTGGATCAGGATGGCTGACTTTGAAAAAATCACGCTGCTACCGATGGATGAAGCCATAGACTACTGGCGGCTCCGTGTACCGATGTCGCCAGACGAATACAAAGCGCTGGCAGCAGAGAGTAAAGCGAAAGCCTTCTCTTCCGCTCTAGCAACTTCAGCGCATATGGTCGCCCAAGTCTATCAAGCCATCGAGGATGCTCTAGCAGATGGGGACACGTTTGAAGAGTTTCAGGACAAGACCAAAGACCTGTTTGAAAAAGCAGGTTATGAGGTCAAACCCTATCAAGTCGAGACTCTATTTTTAACGGTTGTTCAATCGAGCTACAACGCTGGCAGGTGGAAGCAGCTCACCGATCCTGACATTCTCGAAGAGTTTCCCTATTGGGAATATGACGCCGTGGGAGATAAACGGACCCGGCCTGCTCATATGGCGATGGACGGTCTTGTCTATCCTGCCAATCATCCATTCTGGGCCTCCTGGTTCCCGCCGAATGGCTTTCGCTGTCGGTGCAGCGTCCGTGCAAGGTCGGCTTCATCCGTGAAGAGAAACGGCCTGACGATTCAAAAGGATGCGCCAAAGCTACAGCCGGACGAGGGATTCAATCACTCGCCTGTTGCGGTTTGGAAACCGAGTTTTGATAGTCTACCAAAGCCTCTAGCAGATCGGGCTGAAAGAAAGCTCCTAGAAGGCCCAAATTAACAGTTTAGGGAGGTGAGGGTAAAAATATACGTCAGCAAGTCTCTTAAACGCTTTTAAACGAATTTAAACGGGTTTTAAACGGGGGTGTGCATGTGGCAAAGAGGTCAAAACTTCCTCTACGAAAAATTGCCCTCACGGAAATTCATTCCTTGAATGAGGTTCCGAGTGAAGTCCAACTGCTCCCTCGCGGGTGGACGAACACCAAAAAAGGCAAGTTTTTGGTAGATGACGAGTCTATCAGATTGATCCTGAGAGACTTCCAGACAAAGGCGAATGATGCGGTGATAGATTACGAACACCAAACCCTAACGGGTCAGCAAGCGCCTGCTGCTGGATGGATCATGGAGCTGGTAGACAAGGGAGACGACGGATTATGGGGACGAGTTGAATGGACGGATCGCGCTAAGGAGTACCTTGCTAACCGCGAATATCGTTACCTCTCCCCTGTGATCCATGTAAGGGAAGATGGCAAGGTCATTGGCTTCATCAACGCAGGATTGACCAACTTCCCTGCTATCGACGGGATGGTCCCCGTCTCATTCAAAGATCAAGAAATGGAGGAAGAACAACCAATGAACGAATTTTTGAAAAAGCTTGCTGCTGCTCTTGGCCTTCCTGAGACAGCAACGGAAGAAGAAGTGCTTACTGCTATTCAAGAGCTGGCAAAAAACAAAGATGTGAAGCCGGACGCGCAATACGAGGCATTCAAGTCTACTCTCGCCCAGGCGTTGGGAATGGGAACGAATGCCAGCGACGTAGACATTCGCGCAACGGTCCTCTCGCTGAAGGCTTCCAGTGACAATAATTCCGTTGTCAAGGACCTCCAGGAACGACTTGATAAACGGGATCGCGAGGAAGTGATCCAACTGGCGCTGACGCAAGGCAAGATTACTCCGGCACAGAAGGATTGGGCGGAAAACTACGCCAAGGTTGACCTGGAAGGTTTCCGCAAATTCGTGGAGACAGCGCCGCAGCTCGTTCCAATGGGTAGTGGCAGCACAACCTACGCATTGAAGAATAATCCAGGTGCAGGCGGACTGGATGACAGCCAAGCCAATGTAAACAAGCTCCTGAATATTGACGCTGAAACCTATAAGAAGTATGGAGGCGATCAGTAATGTTGACCCAAGACCGTAACACCAAACAAATGGCAACCGCTGACAGGCTGATCCTCCCGATTGCAGCAAACACCGTGATCTATCAAGGTGGACTGGTTGCGATCAATGCTGCTGGCGAGGCTGTACCTGCTGCTGCAACGGCTGGCCTGAAAGTTGCCGGACGTGCTGAAGCACATGTTGACAACCGATACAGCGGAACTGGAGAAAACAGCATCGCCGTGGGGCGCGGGATCTTCCTCTACAGGAACAGCACCGCAAACCCTGTTACCGCAGCGCAATTGCTGGAAGATTGTTTCGTAGAGGATGACGAAACGGTTCGCGTCTCTACAGCAGGCACAAACATTCGCGCAGGAAAGGTTATCTCCCTGGACGCTAAAGGCGTTTGGGTAGAGATTCGATAGGAGGTCGATTTATTTGATTATCAACGCAACCAATTTAAGAAGCATTTACACAGGCTTTAAAGTCATTTTCAATCAGGCTCTGCAAAATGCCAAGCCTATGTGGACAAAGATCGCTACGCTTGTGCCTTCCACGGCCCGCGATGAGGAATACAAATGGCTGGGCAAATTCCCGCGCATGCGTGAATGGATTGGTTCCCGTGTTCTGGACAATCTTGCGACGCATGGCTACACCATCAAAAACAAAAGCTTTGAGGCAACCATCGCCGTAGACCGCGACGACATCGAGGACGATCAGATCGGCGTCTACACTCCGATGATCGAGGGCTTGGCCCAAAGCGCAGCCAATCACCCGGACGAGCTGGTTTTCACTCTCCTGCCAAGAGGCTTCACCGAGAAGTGCTACGATGGGCAATACTTCTTCGACGAGGAACACCAAGACGGAGACGGCCCGGTTCAATCCAACAAAGGTACGAAAAAGCTCTCTAGCGCTTCGTACAGCGCGGCTTACGCTCAGATGATGAGCCTGAAAGACGAGCATGGAAACCCGTTGAGTGTAACGCCGACCGTCCTGGTTGTTCCGCCGCAGCTCCGTGAAATGGGTCTCAAAATCTTGCAAGCCGAGACCAACGAAAACGGCGAAACAAACGTGAACAGAAACAGCGCAGAACTTCTCGTCGCGCCTTGGTTGGCTTCCGATCCGAACGCTTGGTTCCTCTTGGATACCTCTAAACCTGTGAAGCCGATCATCTTCCAGGAACGCAAAAAACCTAATTTTGACGCGCTGGACCAACCGACCGATGAGAATGTCTTTATGAAAAAGCAGTACATCTACGGCGTTGATTCCCGTGATAACGCTGGTTATGGCCTCTGGCAGTTGGCTTACGGCTCTACTGGGGTGGATGCCTAATGAGTAAGGGAATCGCCATTACCAGTAAAGCCAACGGATTCCGCCGGGCAGGGATTCAACACCCTGCCCAGCGGGTAGTCTATCCGGCGGATCGGTTCACCGACTTGCAGCTCAAGCTTTTGAAAGACGAACCTATGCTCATTGTGGAAGAGGACGTTCCCCTTCCTGAAGATGATGAGGACGAGGACGACGGCAAGGGCAAAGGCCAGCGCAGTGGAAACCGCCGTAAAAAGGAACAAGGTCAGGGGCAAGATGAAAATCCGGCCCAAGGAAGTGGTCCAGCCCAGGACACTACACAGCAAGAACCTAACCAACAGCCGGAATAAGGAGGGCTGACACATGTACGCTGTAGCCTCTGACGTAGAAAGCAAGCTTTCACCCGACATCCTGATGAGACTGACGGATGACGATGGGACTGGAGAAATCAACTGGGATATTGTCACCAAGATGATCCAGGAGGCCAGCGCGGAAGTGGACGCCTTTCTTGCGATGCGATACACCTTACCTTTATCCCCCGCGCCGCCGATCCTCTCCAAGCTGACCTTGGACATCACACTTTACAACCTGTTTTCTCGCAGGGGTATTGATGAGAGCAGCGCGGATGGTGTGATCGTCACCCGGTACAACAATGCTGTCCGCATGCTGGAAAAAATTGCAGCAGGATCAATGGAGATCATCCCGCCGACCAATGACACGGGCGGCGAGGCTCCTTCTTCCTCTCATTCCATGAGCTATCAAACGGCTCCCCGGATATTCTCGCGGGAACAAATGAAGGGCTACTGACATGAGCAGCACAGAGTTTGGAGATTGGAAAAAGGCGCTTGCACTTCTTCAGCATATGGGTGAGGCGAACATGCTCCGAATCAACAAAAAAATTGGTTCGGCTATGGTGGACAGCACAAGGGACAGATTCAAAACGGGGACCGCACCGGATGGAACACCTTGGTCCAAATCGAAACGGGCCGAACGTGAAGGCGGAAAAACGCTCGTCAGGAAGGCGCGTTTGCGAAACTCCATCACCTTTCGGGCCACTCCCAGGCAGGTAGAATGGGGAACCAACGTCCCGTATGCAAAGACGCATAACAATGGCGAAGAGATCAGGGAACATGTCGTCAGAGCGAAAAACAAGCGCTCTCTTCGATTCTTTGTAAACGGGCAAGCCATCTTCCGTAAAAAAGTCACCATCCCAAAGATCGAAATGCCAAAGCGTCAGTTTATCGGACTTTCCGATGATGACGAGCAAGAGATCAAAGAAATCATCATTCGTGAGATTGGAGGGGGCTTTGTATGATCCAGGCCGTCCAAAATGGTCTGAAATCCGCCTTGCTGCAAACCGGGATCGCTGAAAAGCTGATTTATACCTCTGTTGTAGATGAAAAGGCGTACCAGCATACACCCTCTGCCTTCATCCTGATGGAACCAGGAGAGATCAAAACGGATCGGCAGCGTGTAGCGATCCGCCCAGGTCGATTTATCTGGCAGCTCTATACGCTGACCATCCCCTTTAGTGTCCTGATAACGGACAAAGACCTTCCGAAAGCCGAAAGCAAGGCGCTTGCCTTTCTGACAAAGCTTCCACGAAGGCTGCTTGATGGGGATTACGCGATTGCGCTACAGCCAGGGGCCATCAAGACGCTTGAGGATACAAGCATCATGTCTCAGGCAGTTGGGTTTGAAGTCATTGTCACCGCAAAAGGCGGGGTCTACTCCGAGCAGAAGGCCGCGCAAATGAAAGTCATAATCGAAGGAGTTGAATTTGACCTTGGAAACAACGAAACAAACTGACCAGCAAGAGCAAGCGCCTGCCGTCCCTGATGGAATGGAATCCATTGAGAGTTTGTTTGTACGTTTGGACGTTCCCAAATGGCAAGCAAAAGCGCTCATGGTCCATGAAGGCTGGAGCCAAGGCAAGGCTATGACTGAAAAGCAGTTTAAGGCAGCGCTCAAAAAATTCCTGGGTGCGCCAATCGGAGGTGAAAAATCGTGAGTATTCCTGACATTAACGTAAATCTGGAAGATGGCGGGCTTGGGGTTGTCCCCCCTAATTCAACGGGGTTGCATGTGAAAATTGGTGTCGCCGCAGCAGGGCCGGAAAGTGAAATCATTGCGATTTCTGGCCCGTCCAGTGCCAAACAATTCGGAAAAGGGCCGTTGGTTCGCGCTCTCTCAGATGCGTTTGCGGAAGGGACAAGCAACATGTATGTGATTCGGGCCACTGCGGACATTGACGGCACGGTGAGCGCTGTTGAAAAAACGGGAACGGGAACGGGATCGGTAAGCGTGTCGGGGAAGCCGACGGATGAAATTCAAGTGGAACTGCAAATTGTAACCTCTGGCGGTCTTAATCAAGCAACTTTCACACTCGCCATTGACGGGCAAGCGCCGACAGCTCCGATCACGGTCCCGATCACAGGCAGCTATGAGCTGCCGGACTCCGGCCTGACCATTACCTTTACGCCTGCTGGCGATACGCCAGAAAACAGCTTTAAAGCAAATGATAAATACGCTTTTTCTGCAACAGCTCCGCAAATGTCTACGACAAGCCTTGTCAATGCGCTTGATCTCGTTCTCGAAAGTGAGTACCCTTACGAGTTTATTCACATCGTCGGGCCTAGCACTCCGGCTGTCTGGACGCTATTTGATTCCAAGCTTGCCGCAGTACAAGAAGATGGAAAATTTGTTTTCGGTATCTGCGAAACCAGGGACATCAACAAAGGAGAAACCATTGACCAGTACGTCAAAGCGATGCTTGACCAAGCCGCGAACTTCTCTTCGATCCTGGTATCCGTGGTTACTTCCGGGATCAGCAAGGCTGACTTCCTGAATGGGAAAGAAGATGAGCGGAACCCTGCCGGAATCATCGTGGGCCGGGTGGCTCAAATTCCTGTTCATCGAAGCGCGGGCCGTGTCCTGGATGGCGCTTTATCTGCAACGGAGCTGCGCCCGGCTGGAATCAAGAAGGCCCACATCATTGCCCTGGATAATGCCCGTTATACCACGGTGCGCCGATATGATGGCATCCAAGGTATCTACTGCACCAACTTCCGCATGATGGCGCCAACCGGTTCTGATTATCTGTATGGGGAACGGACACGGGTCATGCTGAAGGCAGCTCGTTTGGTTCGCGCCGCAGCTCTCTTGCAAGAGCAAAACGAAATCCCGTTCGATGATGCTACTGGGAACATCGACTTCACGCCGATGGAAAACCTCTTGACTGCGGCGCTCAACCCAATGTTGAACGCTGAAGAGATTACAAAGGCCCGTGTCGTCATCAAGCCAGAGCAAAACATCCTTGCTGGCGAACCTATGAAGGCTGTCATTCGGATCACGCCTCGCGGTGCATACCGGGACATGGAGCTTGAGATCGGGTTTGAAAACCCGTTTGGAGGTGCTAACTGATGGCAGTTAATGGACAAAAGTATGACTGGGAGAGCATTACCATTACACTCCCGCACGGCATCCTGATAGACGTTGAATCCATCGACTACAACGATGAGCTGGAAAAAGAAGTCCTGTACGGGAAAGGTGCTACTCCTGTGGGAGTTGGTAACGGAAACTACAAGGCCGAAACCAAGCTGAACATCCGACGCGAGGAATACAACAAGCTTCTGGAATATGCAGGCAAGATGAAAAAGCCTTTGTATCGTCTGCCTCCCTTCCCGATTACGGTATCGTATGCGAACGACGATCAGCCGAAAGTTACAGACACGCTGCCTGCTTGCCAATTCAACAAGGCAAGTACCAATCCGAGCCAGGGTGACAAAGAAGTCAAAGTCGAAATGGGTCTCGTTCTCTCCAAGCCGATCCTCTGGAACGGTAAAGCCAATGTTTAAAAATCGTTTAAAAGCCATTTAAACCAGGAGGAAAAACCATGAAAGAAACCTTGAAATTCACCAAACCTTCCGACGAGCAAGTCCAGGAGCTGAAAAAGAAACACGGGGAACTCCATGAAATTTCTAACGACGACTACTTCCTTCTCTTCAAGAAGCCAGAGCGAGACAATCTTTCTCGCTTCATGAAAGAGTCGATGAAAGACTCTTATCGCGGCCTGCGAAACCTCGTCATGGACACGCTGGTTTACCCAACACGGGAGGAACTTGACAAGGAATTTGAGGTTCAGCCGGGTCTTGTGATCGGGATCGGGACGGAGCTGCAAAAGCTGGCAGGTACATCCGTTGATTTTTTCACCAAGAAGTTGTAAAGGCCAAAGAGCTGGTCGAGGCCAACCCATTCCTTGCAATGGAGGCCCTGATTGCCGACACGCTCCATGTGTCCCCGCTGGATCAGCAGCAGCTTTCCCATGAAGAGTTTCTGATCCTCGCAGGGCAAGCCTCCTGGCTCATGGAGCTGAAGGCAAAAATGTCAAAGCCAAAGGGGTGATTGTATCGAGGGCATATTCAAGCTTGGTTTTATCCTTGACCTGATTGATCGGATGTCCGGCCCTGCTGGGCGGATTGTTCAAGGGATGCAACGAGTCCGGGAGGCTGTAGGTCAGACGGGGCAAACCCTGCGGACCATCGGGAATCAAGCTGCCATCGCGGGAACTGCATTCGCGGTCCTTGCAGCGTCGGGCGTGGGCCTGATCGGTGGCATGGTACAGCCTGCGGTTGAAGTCCAAGATGCGTTGGCTCCCCTAGAGGTTGTTACAACATCCACTATGGGGAGCATGCAAAAGTCGATGGAAGCTTCCAAGATTGCAGCTATTGAATGGAGTAAAGCTCACAAACAAGCAGCCGCAGAGTTTCTGGACGCCAACGCGACTATGGGGTCAGCGGGCTTGAATGACATTCAGGCGCTGGCGGGTACACAGCAAGCCCTTGCGCTTGCAACGGCGGCAAAGGGAGATGACATCGAGGCGGCAAACCTCCTGGCTGTTGTCTACAATAACGTGGGCGACAAGACCAAAGATGTAAATGCTGAGATGACACGATTAGCCGATGTCATGTCCCAATCTATGGCGCTCTTTCAATACGCAAATCTGAATACCATGAATGAATCGCTGAAGTACGCGATCCCGTCAGCATTGGGGGCAAAGCAAGGGTTTGAAGAGCTGAATGTCGTTTTAGGCCAACTCAACAACGCAGGACTGCAAGGATCAATGGCAGGTACTGCCTACTCAGCATTCATGAGGCAAATCCTCAAGGCTTCAGGTGAACTGGGATTCGCCATCGCAAAAAATGCTGACGGCAGCTTCAACTTTATTGCGACACTGGAGCAGATTCAGAACAAATACGGTGACCTTTCCAAAGCTTCCCCCAAAGTGCAAATGGAATTTCAAAAAGCGTTTGGAGACGAGGGGCTTCGGGCCGTGCAACTCTTGTTACCGCAGATTGACAACATGAAAAAGGCCCTTGAAAGCGTTGGTGACTCTGCTGGAGCCACTGCAAAGATGCAAGAAACGATGGAAAAGGCTCCTACGACACAGTGGCAAATTCTCCAAAACAATATTAAGGCCGTGCAAATTCAGTTGGGTGATGGATTGCTGCCTATATTGCAAAGCATGATCCCGCCCATACAAAGTGTGGTTCAATCATTCAGCGGCTTTATGCAAGCCCACCCGATTCTTGCGCAAATCATCGGTCAATTCATGTTGTGGGGAACCGTGATATTCGGCTTGCTGGCAGTGCTGGCCTTCTCTACTACGGCAGTGATGTATTTGGCTTCCTCTCTCATGCAGCTTGGGCAAGGAGTCGTATGGGCAGGCAAAGGCATTGGAACGCTCTCTACAAAATTGTGGGGCATGATAACTGCCCTGTATCAAAGCTCAGTTGCTGCGCTTCGCTTGGGAATGGTAGGACTCCGAATGTTAGCGCAGAGTGCCGTCACCCTAGCGGTGAGATTCTGGGCGCTGCTTCCGTCCATCTGGGCAACAACCGTTGCACTTCTCGCCAATCCTTTCACATGGATTGTCGTGGGAATCGTGGCATTGATGGGGGCGCTGATATGGTTAGGCCAGAACTATGACATGGTTCGAGACAAGACTATCGAGCTTTGGAACACCATGACGACATGGTTCATGAACGGTTGGAATTGGGTCATGGGGATTCTGAATCAAGCGATTGCATTCCTCCAGCAATGGGGACCGACATTCCTGGCAATATTCATGCCGATCATCGGCGTCCCGATGCTGATTGCTCAACACTGGGATCAGATTGTCGCCTACCTCTCCAACCTTTGGCAGACGTTCAAGAACAGCGGAGCTGGCTTGATTGATGCTTTTGTCCAGGGGATACAATCAGTCATCAACAAGCCGTATGAGGTCATGGAACAAGCATTGACAAAGCTTCGGCAGTTGCTTCCGTTCTCCGATGCGAAGGAAGGCCCTCTCTCCGAGCTAACAAGAAGTGGTCGGGCCGTTCCTGGAACCATCGCAGAAGGGATCGCCCAGGCCGGGCGTGTTCTTCCACAGGCGCTACGCAAAGCAATGGACCCGATGCTACAAGGAATTCAGCCCATTTCCATCCCGGTTGTTCCGGCTTTTGCTGGCGACGCAGGAATGGAGTCCGCCAGTGATTCGTTTGCTAGACGCTCAAGCAGCAGCATGTTTTCCAGCTTTTTCGGTCAAGATGCGACAGCCGACGGAAGCAGCGGCGGATCAATCAGCCAAAGCAGCAGCTCCGTAGAGAGCAGACAGAACACGTACAATTTCAATCTGTACCAAAGCGGCAGCTCAGATCACAGCTTGCTTTCGGGCATTCGTCGCTACTTGGAAGCACACGAAGAATAGGAGTGCAGCCGTCATGATGATAAACGGACAGCTACTTCCCGCCATCGTTCAAAAAGTTGAAATTGATGGCGAAAGCGTAACGGATACCCTCGAAATTGAGGGCAAAAAAGACAAGATCAAAGACGCGACAGGATACCAAAACAAGACGATTCGCCTCTCGCTTTTGATTATGGACGACGAACAAGGGACCTACCTGGACAAGATCGCAAAGATTGAAAAGCTGGCGAAGCAGGGAAAGGTCCCCCCTGTTTATCCGATCAGCGATCCTCACCTCTTGGCCCGTGGGATCAGCAAGGTAAAGATCACCAATTTCAACACCAAAGAGTCCAGCGAGAAAAGCGATAATATCACGGCATCACTGGACATGATCGAATATATCCCGGTCCCTGTAAGCCTCATCAAGAAGAAAAAAGGCGAAACGAAGAAGAAGAAGTCCGATCCGATGCCGACGTTTGTCACGGTCCAAGACCCTCTGAAGAAATCGCCAGCCGTGGACGACGATACGCCGCACCGCCTGGGAGGTCTGAAAGAATAATGGCCTTAAACGTAGAGCTACACACCGATGACCTGGAACTGACTGGCGGCATCCTGAAGGTGGACATCTACCACGCTGCTGACTCTCCTGCCGATCTCGCCCGGCTCACGTTAGAAGATGAGCTGGCACAAGGAATGGGATTGCAAAAGGATCAGCGTGTCGAGGTATGGCTTGGAATTGAGGAAACGGAACGAGTATTCACGGGGCGGATCGCCTCCGTCGGAACGGAAATTCTCATCAAAGACTTTATGGTGGACATGCTGAAAACAAAAGTGACAAAGGCGCTGCGGGATGTTGACTTCCATGAATCAGCAGGTTTGCTCTTCCGTGAGTGCGGTCATTCAGAAGTTGTTCTCCCGGAAGATCCCAGCCCGATAAAGCCGAGCGTCATTTTTCACGGTTGGAGCGCTTATGACGAAGCCAGAAAACTAGCAAGAGCTTTTGGTTATTCGTTTCTTCCCTACTTCGATGCGGATGGCAAAGGACACTTTCATCCTGCCGATGACATTGACGAATGCCCGGTATTTGAGCGAGGGAATAACATCGTCAATCTGCTGAAAACAGGAAACATTGTGGAAGTCAAAACGGTCTGCATGCCCAGCCTGTTCCATTCGATGGAGGTTATCATCGACCATCCGCAAGTGAAATCCGACGTCGTTCTCGTGAAGTCGGTCCGGCATATCAGTGAAGGCGGGTCACTCCGTACCATCTTCACGTTTGAGGATGTGACTGCCTCATGAGTGATATGCAAGATGTGCGGATGCTACAGGGTTTCATTCTCCAGGTTCTCCGCAATGAACACCCGGACTGGTTTGCTCCTTTCAGGTATCCGATGTATGGCATGGTGATGAAGGCTGGAGGAGGTAAAGCGGACGTGCAAATCCTTACCCAAGATGGTCAGCCAGATGAAACTATTCCTGTCCTGCTGGCAACCTATGATACCAAGCGTTTCCTTGACCTATTGAACGGCGACAAAGTATTAGTAGCCTTCCCTTACGGCGATCCCACCGAAGCCAGAATCATTGAAAGGATGTGATAACATGGCTGATCTACAGCTCAAAAATGGCCAATTCGTCAGAACAGCGGACGGTGACCTTGCTCTCATAGATGATGAAGAGCTGACCATTCAGGAAGTGAGGCACGAATTTATCACGGAAAAAGGCGAAATTGACCTGCATTCTGAGTATGGCGCTCCACTGCTCCAGTTTCTGCATATGGAACAAAGCGAAGAGGCGGAAGCTGCAATCGCCAACGTCATTGCTGAAACCGTGAAAAAATATGAGGTTGACGAAAATTCGATCCATGTCACCATTACCCGCTGGAGCTTGGACGGCATTCGGGGACGGGTATCCTTCCGTCCGTTGGACCGAAATCTCCAGACTCAGCCCACGGTACTAGACTTCTCCGTGAGCTATCAAGGGGTGGTTCTCCTTGATTGATCCTCAAGACTTGATTGATCCAATGCCTTCAGCTCCAGTATGGATTGATGAAATGAGCAAGGACCCGAACGTCGAAAAGTTGGGGCTGCGTAACACCAAACCGGGCGGCGTATGGCGAACGCTTTTGGAGGCTTTCTGGCGCGGTGGGCGTGACATTCGGAACCTGTTGCGATCCGTGGTCAATTCGATCTTCAATCCAACGGGTGACTGGGCAGACCTGAAAGCAGCCGAGCATAATGTCCAGCGGATTCTTGCGCGGCAGACGGAAGGAAAGGTCATCCTCACCAGGAGCGACGCCACAACGGACAGCATCATCCCGGAGGGTAGCATCTTTCGGACAAAGCCGGATATGCAGGGGAAAACCTACCGCTACCTATCGACAGCCCGCATGCTGTTCCCGGCGGGTCAAACGGAGCTACCTGTCCCGATCCGAGCTGAATCGCCTGGAGCTGCTTACAACGTCCCTGCCAACACCATTACGCAGATCGTCACACACTTGCCAGTGGACGCTGTTACAAATCGCGACGATTGGATCACGGCTGAAGGACTTGACCGTGAATCGGACGACTCTCTGAATCTGAGAAGGCAGCTCGTTTGGACGGAGCTGGCCCAGGGCGGCGGGAATGCACTCACCTATGAGTCCATCGCCAGGAGTGTTCCAGGAGTCCTTTGGGTATCCGTTGATGATACCCACCCAAGGGGCCAAGGAACCGTGGACGTCTACATCGGCGGCGTCGCGGGTGCGCCTCCTGCTGAACTGATCGAGTTGGCCCAAGCAAAGCTGAATGAGAAGAAAAGCATCATTGCAGACGTTTTGGCAAAAGCGCCTACCATGATCCCGGTGAACATCGAAGGGACGATCTTTTATGACCCGGATTATGGGGACCCGACAACGCTCTTACCACAACATACCGAGGTGCTTCAGGTGATGGTTCGCATTGATCCTGACGACAAAGACATCTATCCGCTGGTTGAGAAAGTGGACAAATTCGGTTTGCCCGTTGATCGAATCGAAGGGAATCTGAGAACTATTCCCTATACGGTTAGCGTCAAGCTTACTTCTCCAGCTCAAGACCTGCTGCCATTGAAGAATCAACGGCTTGAGATCGGGACGATTAACCTGACGTACCAAGCGGCGGTGAAGCAATCATGAGCGCCTTTGGCAACTACTTTTATGAAATGGTTCACCGGGTTTTTAAGCTTCAGCCCACTGATGAGGAAAACGACATCTATTACTTTACCCAGGGCTTGGGTGGCTTCTTTGACAGAGCAAAGCTTGATGTCTTTAAAATTCGCCGTGACGCTATGATCCCCACTGCTTCGGAAGCAGCGCTTGCCCTTCACGGAAGAGATCGCAACATGCCGCGCTACCGTGGGGAGACTGTCGAAGAATACCGCAACCGCCTTTTGGCTGCTGTTCCTCTTCATCAAGAGATCGGGACAGAACCAGGAATGAAAAGGCTGCTTGCCCTTATCGGTTATCCAGGCGCAATTGTCTTGCCCTTCTACAAGCTGAAATACAGTGAGAACAAGATCGGGCAGATTGTTCGCCTGAAGATCGACGGGCTGCAAATTGATGGGAGCTGGAAAGTCGGGACGTATCACGTTCTCAACCAAGGCAGCGCAGCTCTAAAGATTGATGGAACATGGAAAATCGGCGTCGGGTACAACCTGGACACGCCGGACGGCGAGGACCTTTCCAAGCGATGGGCTGAGTTTATGGTCGATCTTAATGAACCAGATCAGCCCTTCCTTCCTCATCATTTGCGGATCGTGGCAGATGCCATTCAATTCATGAAGCCTGCCGAGGCAAAGCTTTACTCCATCCGTTTCAACAGGACCTTTGAAACACAGCAAGTCACGGAACCAGCCGGGGAAATCAGCCTGATCGTCACCGCTGAAACTGTCTTACCTATCCTCCAGCCGGAGGTCGGCCTAGTGGTCAACCAGGAGGCCAAGGCCATAGACGACATGATGACAGTCCATGAGCCGATCATCCTATCGGCAGACCCGGTGAATTGGAAAGTAGATGGTTCCTGGAAAGTAGGCGGCAGCACAGAAGGGCGCTTGCAGATTGAATACAGCGACAGCACAAGGAGGGTTAGACTTTGAGCAACATCGTAACAACGAGGCAGCGCGGCATTGATTTAGCCAATGCCTGCTTAAACGGTACTGCACCGCCTCAGATCACACAAATGAGCTTTGGGACTGGCGGACATGCTGCTGGTGACATTACCACACCCGTACAGCCGGGGAGAACAGACCCGATGGAAAACCAAGTGGCTATTCTCCCTTGCACTGTACAGCATGATCCCACTGATCCCACCATCCTGGTTTACACCACGCTTGTTCCGAAAGGTACGCTTGACGGCTATTCGATCACGGAAGCTGGCTTGCATTACGCTGACGGCACACTGGCCTACAGAATGACGTTCGGGGCCATCACATTCGGTCAAAGCATGGTGGATGGAACCTTCAAGATTAAAGAGCGGTTTTAATGTCCTTCAAACGCAATTTAAAAGCTATTCAAGGTGGTGAACAATTTGGCTGATCTTATCGGACAGTCTCAGTTTAAAGACCGCATTCGCGGAGTTGTCCAGGGCGACGATGCAACTCCAGAGCTGTGGAATGTCCCCTATCAAGACCTAATCAGTAACGACGTGTTTCTCAATACAACAAAGCTTGACAAGACGGAAGTCGCAGCCAATGGAGCTAACAAGGTCCCTCGCCTGGATGCAACAGGTAAAGGTGCTTTCAGCATCACTGGTGATGCAGCGAGCATCGGTGGAAAGGTCCCTGCTGACTTTGTTCCCCAAACTGACGTTGCAGCCAACGGAGCTAACAAGGTCCCTCGCCTGGATGCCACGGGCAAAGGTGCTTTCAGCATCACTGGTGATGCAGCGAGCATCGGTGGAAAGGTCCCTGCTGACTTTGTTCCCCAAACTGACGTTGCAGCCAACGGAGCTAACAAGGTCCCTCGCCTGGATGCCACGGGTAAAGGTGTCTTCAGTATCACGGGCGATGCTGCAACCGTTGCGGGTAAAACTGTCGGCAATGCTTCAGCGAACGTCCCTTTATCCAATGGGACTGTCAACACGAATCTGAATGCGGACATGGTTGACGGGTATCATGTTGGATCAGGAGCGAATCAGATTCCAACCAGGGACGCAAACGCGATTCTCTCAGCGGACATTTTGACCATGTTTAACCAGTATGCCAGTGGAAAAGATGCGAATGGTATTTACACTGTTGTTGATTTCAAAAGGGCGGATGGTACGTTGTTCATGAAATCTACCCTTACAAATCCTGATGCCAATGGAAAATACCAAACGAATACATGGCAGTTTTACAATGCTGCTGGAACCGCTGTGGTGAATACGAAAACATGGACAATTACCTACGACGCTGATGGAAATGCTGTCAGCAAGGTGGTGGCCTAAATGAATATTGACCAAGTTTTACAGGCTCATGGTATCGGTGTGGGGTTGACCAAAGGCGGAAAAATAGTAGCAGGCAAAATCAAGAAACTGAACGCATACATTCCGATCCTGTTAGCTAATTTCCCCGGTTCAAGTGGCTATGTATATACCACTTGTGTTGATGACAGCGGAAATATTGTCGTGCAGACAGCGACAAGTGGGGCCAACAGCAAATACACCAAGACAGGCCAGCTTGTTTGGTCGAAAACAATCGGATCGTACAGCGTAAACGATCAGGTCATGGATGGTGCTGGAAATCTGTATTGTGTAACTCAAGGCAGAGAGGCTATCAAGATCAACGCCGATGGGACACAAAGCATTTATATTGGCATTGGACACTATGGTCAATCAGTTGATTTTGACGCAGCGGGAAATCTGTACGGCGTTACGAATAGCAGCGATAGCGTAGAGAACATTTTCAAAATGAACGCAAACAATACGCAGGCATGGCTGATTTCAGATACTAGAGAGCCGTACATGTGCCGATACGACAAGAAAAATGACTGTGTGTACATCACATATGGCAATGGTGATGTTGAAAAGCGGTCATCCGCCGGAGCTTTAATTTGGAATAAAACAGCGCCATCTGTTAATGGAGCAAGGTACACCATACCACTTGGAGATTATCTGCTGCATACCTATCCGAAATGGATGGGAAGCAATAACTTGCGTCAAGTTGCAATGCTTGAATTGCATGATAAGGATTTAAACAAAATCAAAGATTTAGGCATTGCCCCTGCTTTTTACAGAGCAAGGCAAATCCCAGGCCGAGGGGTTTATGCGGTGACTGAAAAAGGAATGGCCTTCTTCAATGAAGGCGGCATGGATTTCATACCCGGATACCTGAACGGAAGTTTCAATATTGGGTATGGTCAAATGAGCGAAGGAGGTAAATATGTTGCCATGTCAGAAAACGGCTCAACTGCTTGCACGGTTTTGCTTGAGGAACCAGCGGGTGGCATCCAATACCAATTAGTCTAAAGGGAGGAAATCTGAATGATTTATGTAGAGTATAGCGCGGAGAATGAGAATTTGGTCACGTTTGTTCACCATATGCCATTTGATGAAGTACACGGCCTTGGAAAGAGCAAAACTGAATTGGAAAAAACGGGCGTATTTGTGGATTCAGTGCCCGAGTTGGTGAATATCGAGGGCAAAGTTGCGAGGTTGTATTTAAATCCAGCAACTAGAACCCTTGAATGGAAACACTTTGACTCGCAGCGCCCAGAAGATCGAGTGGCGCAGCTTGAACAGCAATTAAAAATCACCCAGGACGCATTGGATGCCCTTTTGCTGGGTTAAGAAAGGAGGCGGAAACATATGGCAAGCAAGCTGTATTCCTATTGTGCTATGCGTTGGAATGCTGGTGTATGGACTGAGGCTGAATTGACCACTGCCGTTGCAAAAGGTTATATCACCGAGGAAGAAAAACAAGAGATCATGGCTTCGGGCCAGTAAGAGGTGAAAGTTATTGAATAAATCACAAATCTTGAGCAACAAGTATTACAAGCAATTGCTAGAAATAGCTGTCGAGGACTTCATTCATGTAAACCAGTTTTCAAGGGATGGACAAGCCCTCAAATCTCAATCTTCATCAGTATGGCACTACACTGCTGATCCTGGAGCCACAGCGAAGCGTGAGCAGCAGTATTTCGATAATCTGAGGAATCAAAATCCGAATGACAGTATCGAAGATCGCTATGCAGGCGCTCACATCTTCATTTACCAAAAAGATATACGGATCATCATTCCTCTTTGGGAACGTGCTTATCACGCCGGGAATAGCTGGTATAACCTGAATGCAATTGGAATCGAGCTTTGTATCGAAAAAGACGGCAGCTTCCACCCTGACACTGTTGCTTCAGCCGTTAAAGTGGGTGCGTTGTTGCAGCTCCTTTTTGGGTACAAGACGGATCGCAACATAAGACACTATGATATTGAGCAAGTGAATACACACGGCACAAGATGGCGGAAGCTCTGCCCTAAACCGTGGGTTGAGCAGCCAGCCCTCTTCACCAAATTCAAAAAAGACGTTGAAGCTCAGATTCAGTCGCTTGTAAATCAACCTGTGAGCAAACCTGTGAATACTGTGAATAGCCAAACTGTTGTGAAGCTTGAAATCGACGCAAAACCTACAGAAATCACGGGTTTCTTGAAAGATGGAAAGGCATACCTTCCAGTACGAAAATTGGCTGATATTCTTGGCAAAAGTGATGCCGTGGGTTGGTGCGAAACATCAAGAATGGTCCTTCTCTCCGGCTACGTCTTGAACAGCTCTGTTTTGATCGAGGGTACGGGCTACGCCTGGGTGCGGGAAATTGCAAACGTCATGGGCATGGATGTTGACTGGTCTGAGGATACAAAAACTGTAAAAATGAAAGGCAAGGTGAAGCTGTAATGTTACAAATTGACTTGTCAGTATTCGATGCAACTGTAATTCCTGCGATGCTCTTTCTCCTTTGGATCGCTATTCAAATGGGTGTGCCGAAGAAGTTTATCCCGCTCCTTGCTGTCGTGCTTTGCGTCCCTGTTGGCCTGTACTTCATCGGAATGAATGGAGTTGGCCTGATCGCTGGAATACTGCTCGCCGCTTCTATAGTAGGTTTCCATAGTGGGGCGAAGAACACTATGCAGCTTTTCAAAACAAGCAAATAA